TCTTTTAATGTTTCAAAAACTATCATATTTCTATTCCGAATTTGGTTGATAAATATCTTTTAATTAATGTTAAATCGCCTCCACTTGGTTCAGCAGAATATACCATTACTTCGTAAACCGTTGCGCTAACATCTGAACCGCTTGAACCAGTTGCCCCTCCTAATGTAAAACCACTACTTGAAGATGTTCCAGTATTGCCTACCAATTCTTTTGTTTGATTATTATACTGATTATAGGAATTAGCCCCATCAAAGCAATTTGTCATAATTACGGGGTCTTTTGTTATACCCCAATGGGAAGGTCTAAAATTGGTATTGTACATTACCGCCTCAGAGTTGACAAAGTAAACTTCATAGTAATTTGATACACTTGCCTCGTGTAATACATCAGTGCCTCCCAAAGCATTTAATTTAAACACTATTATTACGGTTGAACCCGTTGCTCTAGTAAATGCCCCATTTGCAACACTTAATTGATGTGCAGTAAATGTTAAACCTCCATAACCATTTAACAAATTAGCGGTGTAAGCGGGTTGTTTAATCGCAGTTCCTTGAGATATGTTATAAGCATTAATAGCATCTACCCAATTTGTTACTTTGCCACTCGATAAGGTCATATTTGAAGGACTTGCACCGACTCCCGCTTTATACCATGCTTGTAAGTTTGTTTGAGGTGGCGTTTCAAGGATTACTACTATATAATTAGTTTTTTGAACATATCCCGAATTAGTGCCATCAGTAGCAAATAAAACAACAGTATAAGTTCCAGGCACTAAATATGTTTTAGTAGGGTTTTCATCATTTGAACTTGTTCCATCGCCAAAATCCCATTCCCAAAGTATAGGAGTTACACCCGTTACGGTGCTTGAAAAACTTAATGATTGATTTGTATTAGCTGTAACATCATTAACGCTAAAATCAACAGTCAATGAACTTGATGTACTTGGACTTGGAGGGGAAATGAAAGGCAGTAACCCAACATCGCCTTTTGAATTTCGCTTGATGTCATTATTGGTTTTATCTTTTAATTTATAAAGCACACTTATTTTAGTACTCAATTCGTGATTAGTAACATCGGGTTCAGAGGATAGATAAACGGGCTTTCTTCTATATAATTCTTGATTTAAAAGGTTGTAATCAGTAATTAATAGAGTGTTTGCCCTTATTAAAGTGTAGGTTAAGAAATTATTTATACTTGATGGTATTAATTCAGTTTCAAGGTCATAAGAATCGGTCATTGTACTTTGAATCTCAATAGTTGTTCTTGAGTAACTCTCATATAAATCATTAGTTAAACTTGGTTTTTTATTCCCAAACTTCCCTTTAATTCTTAACATTTGAGGCCAATTCAACCCCGTATAATCAAAATACTTTTGAAGTAATCCGTTTTGATAACCTTCTATTTTTACCGAACCATCGGCACGATAAGAATTGTACTCAACTACATTAAAAGTATGTGAATCTTTTGTATAAGTAACTCCCAAAGAAACTATTTCAACCCTTACAACATATTTGCCATAGCCTAAACCTTGCTGAACTAATGACCAATCAATAATAAATCCTTTGTAGTCTGGAAAATTAACCTCACTATTTACAAATAAAGCATCGCCAAAATCATAATACTGACCATAAGTTGAACTATTTAATGTGGCTACAACTAAACCGCTTTTTAATAACTTGAATGTGATTGTATCGCTTGAAAACTTGCGTTTACCTATAAAAGACTTCCAATCATTTTGGTAAGCTGCGCCACCTACTTTTACATAGGCATCTTCTTCAAAGTCGCACCCATCACATACACATACGTCGTAGCCTTCTTCTTCGATAAATGGTTCAACAGCAGTCGCAGTTAAATTGCTTGCCATCCCTCGAAGTGACATCGGCATTCTATTTGTCCAATTGGTTTTAATTGTCATATTATTTAGTTAAAATATCTCCGCTTGTAAAGTTATAATTAGGGTCAAATGGTGCGCATATATACCAATTATTATTACTTGCCCCCGTCCAACTATTAATAGTAAATCGAGTGAAGAAATAGTGTGTATTACCGCTTATAAAATTATCCCCATCAATTATTGCTAAGTTGCAAACATTGTGGTAAGGTAAATTGCTTGAATGTGCTGAACTTGATGCAGTACCACTTAGAGCAGTTTGCGCACCCGTTACCCCATCAATATCACTCATAGGTGTTTCTATTGTGTAATCGCTCTCAGCAGCAGGAGCAGCAGTATTCGCCCTTATTCTAACAAAGTGCCTACCGCCTGTATTTGGATTGCCTGTTAAAATAAAAATAGGGTTATTGTTAGAATCAATTTCAGCAATCTCAAAACCCATTGTATAAGCTAAATCTCCACCACTAGCGTCCGAACCATCTACATTCTCAGTATTAGAAGCGTTGTTATAAATGTTATGACTAAAAGTATAATTACTAAATGTGCTTCTATCACTTGGACTTACCGTTGAACCGCTTGTTTGTGTCCATACTCCAATTTTACCCTTTTCTTGAGCAGTTCCCGCAGACCCCGTACCCTCGTCATAGTTTTGAATGTAAACTTTGCCATTATGGAATCCAATATCGCAAGGGGTTAAGTAAGTATTAGTACCACCGCCTCCAGCAGTATAAACGTCCATATCTGTTTTAATCCATGCTGAACCATTCCAATAAACTGAACTGAATTTATGACTTGAATTAATATTGTTATACCATAAGAACGCCTTTGAGTTTGGTCTTAATGATGGGTCAATTTTTAATGTCATTCCAGCACCATTGCCAACTAAAGTTTCATTAGCAATTAATGTTTGAATGAATGTCGTTCCATTGTATTCAAATCTACTAATAACCAAATCAGAATAGTTTAATCCTGAGTGGGCCATATAAAACACCGCTTTGCCATTAACAACCTCGCTTAAATCAACTACTATTCTTGTAAATTCATAATCATAAGTTGTATTTAAAGCTATTCGCTCCTCTAAAAAGACATTGTAATTACTATCTAATGTTGCAAGTCTTAAACTATTGGTTGAGGCTGGGAACCCATCGGTACTAAATAAAATAGCCTCTGTTTTTGCTGAATTTAAGAACTTGAAATCTCCAGTATATCCATAACGACCATAGATTTTAATATTACCAATTCTACCGGTTAAATTATATTGACTGCCTTTTATTTTAGTGTAATCAATTACGCATTCAGTTACAATTGTAGTTCCCGAATCGGTTACTTTTAAAAATGATTCACCAATCAAAGGCTTTAATAAGTTCCCAATTCTTGAATCTCTTATACTGCTTAATTCGTCAATATCACCATAGCCAACAGCCAAGTATGATTCAATTCTATGAATAGCCCAAGCATTTAAAAAGTCAGCAGTTGAACCACTTTGAGGAGTCCAAGTCATTTTCAGCTTAGTGTCCTCGGTTGTTAATATTGCACCGCTTAAATTATCTCCATTGGCATTGAATGTTTGGATTAAACAACTCCAATCGGCTGGAGTGCCACCATCCTCGTCAAAGTCGTGTATTTCTAAGGCTGGACTTTCATCAACATAAGTAGTTGTTGCTAGTGTATAATCTTGCGTTGATTGGTCGAATTGGTTTACCTCGCACTCTAACCTTACACGAATCTCATATCCATTACTTAACGAATATCTTGAAGCATCATTGCCAAGTCCGTTACTATCTAAACTTGAATCACTAAATATATTATCTGCATTTGGATTTTTTACCCAACTTTGCCAATCAAATTTAAAACCTATTGATACATCGGCTTTTTGTGTAGTGCCCGAAATAGGAAAGAATGTTAATTGAGCATTATTAAAAAAATCACCACTTGCTAATTTAAACTTTCGAGTATCTAAAATATCTAATATTTGATAGCTTGGATTTGCTTTTACATTAGAAACATTACCTAAATTGAAATTATACTTTTGTAGTTCGAAGTAAGTATCATCATTGGTATTATAAGCTACTAATTTAAAGGTAACATTTCTTAAATTAGCTTCTAATGTTTTATTGAGAATTATGGTATCGGTAAATAAGGTGTTATCTTGTTTCCACCCTTTATAATCGGTGTAGCCATCCTCAGAAACACTTTGATTGTGTAGTTTAAATCCTTGCTTCTCAAAAGTAACTAATCCTTTTACATCATTATCAATTACCCAACTATTAAAGTCGAGTTGTAGCATTACCTTATTAGATGTATCAACCGCATTGCTATTGCCTAATTGAAGTCCTAAAAAGTAGTTATTGGTATCAACATATTCCTTTTGCGCATCGGTTAATTCAATGTCAGCCTCAAATGTTAGTTTGGTTGAGCTTACATAATCTACTTTTAATCGTTTTATTCTATCCGTTCCCGTACTTGTTATTGTACCCGCAACCATAGTAACTAATTTTCTATCATAAAGAAATGTATTTTGTAAACTGCCTTGATTAGTTGAATATTGAGCTAATGGTGCTAAATGCCAAAAGTATAATCCTACTTGATTGGTATTAGTAAAACCCGATCCGTTAATAGTTCCTGTAATGGTTGTTTTTAGGCTACTTTGTAAAGAATCTACTACATCAGTACTTGCCGTATCAGTATAAACAACATCGGAAACACTAAAAGGATTAACGCCACCATTATAGTTTTCATTTAACCATCCGACATTGCCTTTTATTTGGTCTTCTCTAAATACTTGACCTGTATTTGAATTAGTTGCAATAGTTCTAAATTCATACTCAGCAAAATAACGAGGGCATTTTAAACCTTCAAATATTTCGGGGTTAGTTTCGTCTTCGTAGTTGCTTAAATATTCCTCAATGAATAACGGACTAATAATAAAGTCCTGAGTAACTCGGTATTTATGGCAATAATTAATCCCTACTCCAATATTTATTGGTGCAGAACTTGACAACCATCTTACAATAGCGTCACCAGCATACCAATTCTTATTCGTTGCACCTACTTTCATAGTGTGGTCGGTAGGTGTTGCGGTATCTATCGTGTCAAAATAGTAGTATTGTTGTTCATTTGAATAAGGACTGAAAGTGTCTGGATTGTTTACGCTATTTTCTACTAAATTGTATTTAAGTGTTAAATGTGGACTTACTGAGGCGTTTATAAAACCATTGTTGCCTTGTAATCCTAAATCTGCGCCCGTTCTTGGAGTGGTAAGTATAATTATTAAATCAGTTACGCTTACAATAGTATCGCTCCATTGCAAATTAGCACTTGCATTGTAGTCTTGAATGTTGTAAATCGTATCACCCGCCAACCATCCTTCATCAATCCAACTGCCAGTAACACGTCTTAGTATTTTACCTAATCCATAAGCATCTGATTCAACATAAATAGGATTAGATTGATTGCCTTCAGTTACTCGTATTACTTCTAATTCAGTAACTACTCTTAATTTTTCCCCTATATTGCCTTTTAAATGAGTAGCAAAATCACTCGCATTAGCTGAGAATGAAAGACCATTACCCCATTCGCTAAAAAACTTCTTGCTTGTTTGTACTATCATTTTTGAAATTCTTTTAATGCCTCAAATATTTTATTTGGGTCTTGGTTTTTAATTGATTCTTTCATTGTTGCGCTCGCTTGTATTATTTTATCTCTGCTCGATTGGTCTAAGTTGCTATCCTTCAAAATGAACTCAATTTGTCCAAAATTGAAATGAATAGCATTGTTAAACTGACCAAATGCCTTAGTAAAATCCTCTATTATTGTATTATCGTTCATTATGATTCTATTTTGCTTTCTTTTAAAACTTTATCCCCTATGTATTGTTTCTCAATGTAGAAATCTATTATTGCGCTATCTGAGGCAATATTCCAACTGAGTGACATTATCTTACCTTTTAACCCTCCAAACGGACTAGAATCAGCCTCAAGCATAAAAAATGGTGAATCTTTATAGCCTAAGAACTTTTCGAAATCCATCGGGATTTTAACATCACTGAAAACATATCTTTGATTTTTTTCAGCATTGGTTACAAATGACCTTTTAACATAGTAATTATTCCACATTGCAGTTGCACTTAAATAATCTCTATGATAAGGAGGGATATAACCCGTTTTATCCAAGTAAACTAATTTTGCAATGTTGAATGAGTTATGAGATATTAGTAAACACCCTTTATTTGCATTAATTGAATCGGTCAAAGGAGTACCACCGCCAAATAGTTTTATTAATTGGTCGATTGCGAAAACTGCCCCTTTCAATAGTTCTTCGGTTGTACTTAGTCGGGTCCTTCGCATTCCTAATGCCATAGGTATTGAAATTTCTTTCAACCCTTTATTCATTTTACTAAGTTGATCACCTCCATTGTCAAAATCTGTGATTACTTCGAAGTTTGTACCTCTTGAATAGTCATCTGCGTGCTTGTTTACACTAGGCAAAGTATGTTCATCCGAACTATCGTATTGGAAATGGAGAAGTAAATTAGCAAATAGGTCATTAGCATTGTAAGAATATGATTCAGTTGCTATATGAGAAGGTAAGATATTAGCACTTTGACCATCCCAAAAAGGGGAGTATTGATTCCTAATGTATAAAGTGTTTCCTTTTATAGTGAATTTACTATCTGTAAGGTCGAAAACTAACTGGAATAACTCAGCAACATTATAACCAAAGTCTTGAGCATTTGGTATTCCTTCATCATTTGCGTTAGGACTTACCTTTGGATTGTTTTTAGAAGGTAAATAAACGATGTTATGCAAATCTTCAATATCGCAGTCCAAAACATATCCAAAATGGGTACACGCTCTTTCTAATGCAGTTTTTAACCTTATCCCTTTGTACTTGGTCTTTCTTGGTATAAAGTTTTCTCTAAGGGTCTTTAGTAATTGATAAATCGCTATGACTAAGAGTGCATAATAAGCAATGATGTATAAAATTGTAAGGACGTTTTTAATTATCAATGCTATCGACACAGAACCTGGCACTAAAGCAGCAGCAGCAAAACTTAAATTTTCTGCACTTTGTTTGTATGTTTCGAATATTGTCTTGCTGATTACAAATAGAATGAATGAACTTATTGCAACCTCAGTACCATCGAACTTCTTTTGAATCATTACGGGTACATCAACATAGTCATTTGCCGATATTTTCCCCAAACTTGCCAAATAAGCAAGTGAACAACCTCTGAACTTATTATCCAACAACTCTAATGAATCGCTTTGCAAGAATTTAGCTTTACATTGAACCGGTGAATCCCATTTCAAAGTAGTTAAATCTAAAAAGCCACCTAAAGATAATGGTTGATTAATCCCATCAGCTAAAGTAATATTAAAATCAACTCCAGAATAAATACCAGCAGTTTCCAATTGATTTTGAATTACTGCGACTTGCTCATTAACGAAAGTAATTTCATCCGCTTCGATTTGGGGTTGATTATTGTCATTAAATGTCATCTTTAATTTAATATCTTGCCAATTTTTCGGAGCAATTATATTACCAGCTTGGAGTGTGAAAAGTAAATCCATTATCTAAACAAGCCTCCCGACTTTCTTTGAATGTTAGTGGTTTTACCGCCTTCAATTAATTTCAATTCAATCAACTTTTCAGTTTTGTTTACATCCCAATCTTTAATCGGTCTGTTTTGGATCACATTTTTAAGTTCTGAAATCTCACTTTTAACCTCATCCAATTTATTTAATTGCCTATCGTCATTAACATGATTAGACATTGGTATTTTATCAAACGAAGTAGGGTTGATTAATGCTTGGTAGTTTAATGCGTAATCAATAGTTTTATCAAGGCTTAAACCCGACTTTTGACGTTTTTTGTTAAGGTCTTTCTTCAATACCGCTTCGTTATCGTGAAGGATAGCTAAACGACCACCATTTTCATCTAATGGGTTGTTTGCGCTTCCAGTGTCTTCAGTTCCCTCATAGAATGAAGGCAAAGAATTAATAATACTATCTACATTTTTACTTCCGTTAAGGTTACCACTTGATAAGGCCTTCAATAATGCCAATGCACGTTCTTGCTGAATCTGTTTTTTAATTAGTTTATCCTTTTGCGCTTGTAGTTCGGCTTGTTTTCTAAGTTCAAATGCAAGGTTTTCTTGTGAGTTTTGAGCACCTTTCGCAGCAATCGCCCTTAATGCGTCCTCTCGTCTTTGAGAGGCTGCAATATCGGTATCAACTGCTCTTTGCTTTAAAGCGTTTTCTTTGTCTAAAGACGACTTAGTTATTTGGAATACTTTATTAGTAAGAGATTGTTTAGCTTTAAGTTCATCGGCTTCTTCTTTTTTACGCTTATCGACTAAAAACTTTTGCGCTTTCTTCAATATTGCTTGGTCTCTTTCTATTTCTTCAACCTCGTCAATTTTAGTAGTGTTTTTAAGTAAATTTTTAATTTCTTCATCAGCTTTCATGGTCGCAGCTATATTAATTTTAAGCATTTTGTCATAATTCTTAATCTTAATTTGGTTGACCTTCATTTCATAATCTAAATTCTCGTTTATTAGTTTTACTTTCTCTTTATTGCCATCATAAGTTGCCTCAATGATTGCAACATTTAATTGATGTTGAATTTCTAGCGCAGCAAGCGCCTCTTGCTCTCTGCGTTTTCTTGCTTCTTCATCAAGTTTGGCTTGCTCTTTTGCCCTCTGTTTAGCGTTTTCAATGGCATCAACTTTTAATTGTTGTTCAGCTATACCACTTTGATACTTTAATGATTCAACTAAACGCCTTGTAGTTTCAATATCAGCCTCAGTTTTTTTAATATTAGCGTTTATTGCATCTTGTTGCGCTTTTAAATCTTCTGGACTTAAATCACCATTAGATAAATTGCTCAACTGCGAGGTCTGTCTAGCATATAAATCTGTTAATTCAAAGAAATGTTTTTCAGCGTTTTTTATACCATCCTCACGCCCTTTTCTCTCAATTTCGTTTATTTTTTCTTGCGATGCACCAGCTTGTTTTTCTTTAAGAACATTTATCTTAGTATTAAAATCAATTTGACCATTCACATAGTCGTTCATTTCTTTTAAACTTTGCGTACCATCATCATAGGCTTTATTTAATCTTAATTGGGCTTCCTCTTGTGTTTCTGTTGATTTAGTAAAACCGAATAATGCCTTAATACCCGCCCCAATTTCCTTCCCATAAGTAACAAGTAATGTAATACCTACACCCATAGCAGTTTCCCAACTAAATAAAGATGATAATACTTGTTTCCATACTGGAATACCCGCCTTACCCTCGGCATTTAAAGCAGCGTTTTTCTCTTTTAACTGATTAATATTATCAATAAATATTGGTAAGTTGTTCGAAATGGCCATAAAACCCGTTTGCGCTGAATTGGCAAACGCTGGCATTTCTCTTGTTAATTGATTGACTGAATTACTTAATCCATTGAATGAATTACCATAATTACCTACATTTCGTTGGTGTTGGTGAACCGCTGCATCCGCTGACCTAATAGATACTTCCATTGCATCAATAGATGCCTTTAATTCCTTGCCTCTTATGCTTCCTTCTTTTTGAAGTATAAATAAATCTTTGTATTCTTTTTTATTTCTATTAAGTGCAATTGCTAACTTGTCATACGCTCCGACTTGTTCGCTTCTTAACTTAGCATCGTCCTTGTTTTCCTTTTTTAACTTCTCTAATGCAACACGATTATCATCTAATTCGTTAGTGATATTAGAAACTGCAATAACATAAGCCGCCTCGGTTTTAATCACTTCATTTTTTACTGCAACCGATTGTTTTAAAACCTCATTAGATAGTGTTACTTGATTATTAAACTTTCTTAAAGCATCCTCAGAACCGAACCCACTTTGACCTAATGCCTTTTTCAAGTCAGTAGCCATTTTTATAAGTTCAGAATCTAAATTATTAAGTTCTTTAATAGTTAAAGCAATCTCAGACCTTAAAGGCTGCATTAAGTTATCTTCCGCAATGTCGCTATGCCTTATTATGTCGTTATTTGCCATTTATTTTGATGTAACTATAAAATTCTAATACTGATACTTTCCAAACTGGATAACCTTGTGTTTTGCTTACTTGCGCTATTATTTCGGTGTAACTTGACCCCGTTTTAGTTGTTTTCTCTTTTAATTTCTCCTTTTCAATGTTAAGGAGTGTCTTTTTTATTGGTTCAGGTGCAATTGTACAATCGCATTCCAACATTGCTATTTTCTTTAAAGTGTTCAAATAGTCTAAATATTCACTATTCAACCCGATCCTTTGGATATATTCATCATAAATGATTTTCCAAACTTGCTGAAGATTTACAAACCTTGTTTTATACCCTTTGAATAATAATGTTAAGTCTTGTGATTCGTGTATTTTAAACCATACCATTATAGGCAAGTCTTCTATACTTGTGTAGCATTTACGCTTGTAGTAACGCTTCTTTAAGTTTTGGTATAAATCTTTGACGAACTTCATCTATTAGCCATTGTGTATTTTCAGTATTTAATCCTACTATGTAACCGCCCCATTCTTGCTCTATGTTTTTACCCTCTTTTATTGGATTGGTAATAAACATTATATAGTCTGCCCCACTTGGTGCGCTTATTCTGTAACTATCGTAATATTCGCCCGTATCGTTTAGAGTAATATGATCATATCTTTGACCTTTCTCTATTTTTTTCATTATGGTATAAGCTGCATAATGACCGCCTATATCCTCTAATTTTCGCCCTAATGAATCTTCGCCACGTTCAAATAATTGGTCGATAGTATTTAGATAAATGATATGCTTTTGTAGTTCGGTATTCTGCAAAATTGATTGAAGTATTGGGGTTATATCAACCTTAATCATTCTATTCAACCTATTTATTACTCCGTTAAGCATAATAATTGTGGGGCTAGACCTTCAAGTTTCGCCCCACTATCATTTATTTAGTTTCGGGTGCTTTCTCAACCTTGTTTTTAGGCGGTTTTACTTCACCTTCATTTAATGCTACTATTTCATCCCACAAAGCGTTTAAATCACCATTATACAACCCTCTATGAGTTGCTTTGAATGCTTCTTCACCTTGTTTGAAACACAATTTAGCATCACCACTGAAATTACCTCTTACAATCATAATTACGCTTGGTGTTTAAGTTGAACCGCGGACCAAGTGCCATCGCTATAAGGTTTAGCAGCAGTTGTACTCGCTAAACTTAATCTTTCAATATCAGTGTTAGTTTGAGCAGTAACAGTAATGGTATATCTCCCTGGTACGGTTGTACTCTCAGCTAAACTTGAAATAGTTGTAGTAGCTGAATCGGTTACGTTATACAACGACAAATCAGCAGCGACTAATCCCTCAACTGGTATTTTAGTTTTAGCAGTGCCGTAATCGGTATAAATATCAACTACTATTACGGTAGTTGTACCCGTTCCAACTTGTGCAATGTTTGTATCTATTTTACCATTGAAAGAAGTAAATAAGTCAATACCTACTGTACTTGCTGGAATCATACTTAATTGCTCGTCTGCTACATTTTGAGCGAACTCAAATTTTACTATCACTTCATTGTTTTTAGTGTCAGTTGCAAAGTCGAAAATTGCGCTAAGTGAATTATCGCTTAATTGCATAGGGTATAATTTACCTATTGTTTTTTCAACTCCAACTAAAGCTCCATTATTATCAACAATAAATACTGAATGCTTAGAACAACCTTTTGATTTTAATTTACCAATGATTTGTTGAGCAATTGAAGGCAAAACGCCCATAAAAGAACGTGCGCCATCTCTAACGAACTTCTTTAAACCCGAAGGATAAATATTATAAACACTCTCCTCACGTTTCATTTCAACGCTCTCAATATCTAATGGCAAAGGGAAGTACCTTGCACTTGAATCAGTATTATACTGCAACCCATCCCAATCGGTTTGAGTAAATCCAAATGTTGTGGTATCTATATAGTTCAACGCTCCACTATCTTTATAGGTTGGAACGAAGATTAATCTTTTTGGAATGCCTATTTGGTCGGTACAACCTGGCAATCCTAAATGTTTTACTGCGACATCGCAGGTGCAAATTATTCCGCTCATTTTTTTATTTGTTTAACAATTACATTTTTTTAATATATCAACCGAAAATCTTAACTCAACTCCCGAAGTATTTTCATCTATTATGGAATGGATATGCCCGTTCTCTGATTGTTTACCGAATTTAGCGTGTCTGATAACTTTCCAACTTGTAACCTTGCCAAATGTTGAGCGAGTTGTTAGAATCTTTTGATATAAAGCCTCTACAAGTTCGTCCATTGGCTTGATTACTCTTGAATATCGGTCAGCAGTTGTCCAATCGGTTTTATTGTCGCTATCTAAAAACAACAATGTCAAATCGGGTGAACTCGCTATTATTGACCGCCTATCTTTGCTTTCATCAGCTATAAAAGGTTCTACAAGCCAAACAAAAGGGTATTGAGTCCATTTAAACTGACTATTACCTCTTTCTTTTCCAACTGCTAACTGAGTGCCATTAATGTAAACGGGTGCTTGAATGCTAAATGAAGTGACTGAACTTAAATCCGTGGCAGTTGTTAAGGTTATGCTCGTATTATAAACTACTTCTGTTATGTCGTAATCTACACTATTGATAGTAACCTTTGTGGACCTTGATTGATTATTCGCATAAGGTCTTAACCACTTTGTATTTTGGACATTTAAAGTCCACGTTCCGTTTCCATTGTCAACTACTGAATCAACAGAAATAGTTTGACCTAAATCTTCAATTGCAGTTCTAAATATGTCAACAATGTTCTCCATTAAAACGCACCTCCCCAACTTACTTTACTCAGTTCCTTACCATCAAACTCTGGGTAAACACTTGAATTACCTCTCATATAGTTCTGAATGACTTTATAGCTATCAACTGAATTATTGAATCGTGCTTCGATAAATTCCAATGTTTTAACATCGGCTCTATCACTATTCTCATTCTTATTGACTACTACCCCCGTTGGTGTTACACTTAAATCCATTTCAGAAACAAAATGAAAAAATACAAATCCTTTTAGCATCGTGCTTATTCCTTCGCTTTCTGTTGGCTCTTTAGCGCATTTCTTAAACTGCTTTGACCACCCCGTATAAGCTGCATCAATAGGAATAAAAACATTGCTATTTGCAGAATAATGAAGGTAATTATAAACAGTTAAGAATCGTGTTGAAGTTGGCAAGCCAGTTCCAGTATCAATGTCAGCTATAAATAGTAAGTAAAGGTCATAGCCGAATAAATCAATAAGGTACTTCTTCTCATACTTTGAGATGTACTCATTAAGCGATGACAACGTATTGACATCTTGAGCGATTTTATAGTAACCTGTGAAATATTCGGCTGCTGACATTGTGTTTTACTTTTTAGTTGCTTTATTGGTTTTCGTTTTAGCTTCGGTTTTTTGCGGTTCTACTTTAGTAGTATTTTCGGCATCTACAAATTTTGCATATCCTAATTTTACTATTTCAAGTGCAAGTTGTTGCTCTCTTACTACAACATCGCCTTTTTTATGAACCGCAAAGTCTTCAGTAAATTCGATTGATCTATTCATAACTTTAATTTTTGGCTCTTACTGCCACCATTCTAACTACGGACGTACCTCGATTTATGTAAACAACCCTTGCATAAAGTATAGGATAAGGGAATTGAACATTTGGCGAGTAATGAATGTAAGTTTTTACGTTATTAGCAGTTGGTACTACGTGGAAGGTATCGGCAGCGCTATAAGCAGTCCAATAAGTTCCATTTTCAGAGTATTCAACATAAGCCTTACCATTGGCAGTTCCCGATATGTATTTAAAATCTGCTTGGATAGTAAATGCTTTCGCACCTAATACGGTAGCTTGAAGATAAATAGTATCTTTGTTTGTTGCGGTGTCGGCTGCTAAACTTGAACTTGATGAAGTTCGCTTCATGTTATCAATTTGCCCGAAGGTTGTCGCTACCATCCCGATAGCAAACAACATTATTAATATTAATTTTTTCATTTTGATTAAGTGGCTAAAGTGGTTAAAGCTGCTGTTACGTCTGTTACTTTGGCAAATCCGCCTTTGTCAGCGGCACGAATTAAGAAGGCCATACGTTTACGTATTTTCAAGGTCATTTCATCCTCAGTAAACTGAGTGCCTACATAACCTTTTGCGATTTCCATTCCTGGCATTTCGTAGATACGTCCAAAACGTCTGTCACAAACTACCATTGTATTGTCGGCTAAGATATTGCACTCGATAACAACCATACCAGCTACATTTTTACCATCACGAGAAACGAATGGAGGCAATACGTAGTTATAGTTTTGGTCTTTTTTCAACTGCATTTTGTTGATTTCAGTAATATTCATCAACACAACATCAGGTGCGTATTTACTACCTTTTGTTTTTGTGATTGATTCACTTACTTTAACAATTAGGTCATAGCGTGAAGGGTCGGTAAGACCTGATGCAACTGGAGTATAGGCATCGATTGAGGCCAATAAACCCGTAATTGTGTTACCGGTACCATCACCATCGGCTAATTGTCTGTCAACCTCTAATTGCACGTTTGTTTGTAAAAACACTTGCAACTCGGCAGCAAACATTTGTTCGTCTTCGAAGAACTCCTCTGTAACTGGTAAGGTATCGCCAATCTTTTGAATGGTAACTGAACCTTTTTTCCATTTAGCAGTAGATTCAGGGAATGCAGCACCTTCGGCAACCGCAGCAGCAGCACGAGCAATTGTATCTTCATCCCAATCGTAGTATCTAATTACTCCGTTGTGAGAACCTTTGCCAATTGACATTTTAGGGAAAATATCATACATTGACAATTTGCGAGTGGCTAACTGACCAATGTCGGGTAGGTCGTAAGCGTTTTGGTTGTTAGTGATAGCAGAGCGAAGTGTTAATGCTTTTAGTGCAATTTCTTCTTTGCCACCAGTGGCAGCCGATTTGATAGCATCAATTTGAGATTTGATTTCAGTTGCTAATGGATTTACTGAAATTTCAGTAACATTAGTTTTTAACTTAGTCATTTCCTCTCCTTGAGTTTTCAATGCAGTTTCAAGGGTTTCCAATTGCCCTTTAAACTCATTTTTAATAGCTTCGATTTGGTCGGTTGTTGCTTTCGCTCTTAACTCATCCAATTCTGCTTTTAGTTTTACGATTTCAGAAGCATCAGCTTTCTCGTCGTACTTTTTTTGAATGTCATCCATCTTTAGTTTGATGGCTTCCATTAATTCTTTTTCGTTCATTTTTATTTTAAATTTTAATTGTTAGTATGTTATTCAACTCTTTTAAAGTGTCTAATCGGTTCGGCTCTTGAATGCGTGATTGCGGTTCAGTAGTGATAAGTGATTTAAACTCCTCGTTAAGTTTCAATAATTCTATTTCTGCGGTTTCTAATGTTGCATCAGATAATGAACCGACTTTTAAAATAGCCAAACATTTAGCCATTCTTTTGTCTAATTCAGCAACTTGGTCTTCTCTGTTAAGAGATTTTAAAGCGGTAACTGGTGTATTAGCGTTCATACCCCATAGCACCGTTGAACCCTCCCAAAGTTTAAGTTCTGATAAATCCCAACATAAGAAATTACCATTGGCATCCTCAACCCTCGATTCTTTCATTACACGATACCCAATAGAGTGTTCGTTGTATATTTTTTCGTGGTACTGAAGTAAAACGTCTTGCCCTAATTCGGTTGCACTCATTTTGCTTTCGAAGTATAACCCGAAGTCATCTTCTTTTAAAATGTTGATGTAACCTATTGGCAAGTTTTGATCGTGTTGTTTTATATGTTTTATTTGCTTAGTTCCATTCGGGCCACGTTCTTGAATTGTTTTTTTGAACGCCCCTTGAAGGATTCTGTCGTAACCACTATCAATATTGTTGAATGCAGCGAAATAGCCACAAACAACGCCCGTTTTTAAATCAACGTCTTTGACTGCGACTTCAATAAATGATTCGCCCGTTGCCTTAAATTCTATTTTCTTATTTTCTCTTTTACTTTCCATTGCCTTGTGGTGTTTGTGGTTGCTGATAAGGTTGGTCGATTGGTCTTAAACCATTCTTTAAATAGTATTTATCCATTAATGGGTCAGTCACTAACTCATATCCTCTTTTTTCTCTCGCTTGGTTTGGGGTAATGATTCCGTTTTCTATCTCCATTGCAATTGTTTCAAGTACTAACTTATCATCTTTTTTTAGTGCTTCGATTCCTGTTAAATCGTAGTCTATGTATAGTTTTTTACCCGTTTTTTTAATCCAATAAGGCAGTAACCATTTATTGAATACATCGTCACGAATACGTGATAAGTCGGGTATAATTGAATTATCCCACAATGAACGTAATGAAACATTCATGTTATCCATTGTAGATGCATCATTCACCAATAATGGAAGGGGTACATTGTAGCAACGTGCAATAGTTTCAAGGTTAGCCTTGTTACCATCTAATAATTGAAGGTCAATACTATTTAATCCTAATGCTTGCCACTTTAAAGCGGATGATGTAACCATTAGTCTTTTATGGTAAGCACCGCTATAATTTTCATCAAGTCTATTTTGTGCATCCTTAGCTTGGTCGCTTGTCATACCTCTTTCAGAATCACTTGACAATATTCCCGCTGGATAACCATTTTTAAGCAATCTCATTTGAGCATTAAAATTGTCAACTGAGTTTTCATTTACTGAACAAAGCGCACTTAATGGACTTAATCCATACAACCCAACGTCCATACCGCCAACATTAGGATTCCACATTTTAATATGGCATACGTTATGTTTGTCGATGGGTTGATTCCAAGTTCCAAACCAATTAACAGAGTAGCCTTTTATGATTTCATCTTTAGTATTGCCAGTTATTATTTGTGTCAATTGGCTTGGCATTGTATAAATCTTGGTGAACTGACCTTCAAAACCTACTGAAGTAAGTCCGTACACATATCCGTTACCAGTTAAGTTGTAATAACCCAACATTGATTCCATCCACTCTGAAAATGATTCGTTTTCGTTTGGATTCTGTAAAAGTTCTGTTAAACCTTTTATCTCGATTAAGTCAAATGCTTTCTTTTGATAAAAGTCTGCTTTCTCATAATCTCCTATTCGAAGTGCTGATTTGTATTCTTTAACCTTATCAAGTTTGTCGGGTTTCTGCTCGTATAAATAGAAAGGAACTTTTGCAGCGGGCTTAATCTTTTTATTGATTACTGAGTAAAGGTGCGGATTAACCAAATACCCTTTAGTGATTGCATCTTCAATGTTGTATTGAGGAAGTCCAAACCCAGTTCCAAGCATTTGATAGAGTTGCTTGTATAGTTCATTATTAGGGTCGATGGTTTGATTAAAGGCTTTTTTGCCTCCAATAGTAAAACCAAATTGTTTGTTTCCTAACTTAATTGAGAGTTCCAACAATACGAAATTAGATTTGATTGATGGAGATATTCCGACAAGTTCGGGAAGGCTATATTACAAAGAAATTATTTTGTATTGCATAATCAACACCAATGTATCTTGATGAATCGCAAAAGTGGTCGACTTGACCTTCTTCAGGGATGCTTAAATACTTTCCTTTCTTATCTTTTTTATTCTTGTAATTCTCCATTTCATAAATACCATCAGTACTACTTTTAGTTATGTAAATGATATAATCTTGCATCTTTGATATTCCGTATTGAATTTCATTGTTGCCTTTTGCTGGATGAATATTCCCAAATCCTAAATCAAATAATTCATCCATCATTAACTGAGCAGTCCTATCGCCAATTATTAAATCATTTGGTTTTATTCCAGCTTTAACCATTTCAGTAAACAACATTGAAGGCCTTAGACCAGTCTTATAAACTCTTTGGTCTAATATGACAGCTTTTCTTAACCCAACGTCCATTCGAGGCCATCGATACATACTTGTTACTGAACTAGGGTCTTGTGCATATCCATAATCAAACCCGTGGCCATATAATTTTGCATCGTGTGGGATTTCGTCTATTATTTCAAATTGGTAGATTCGACCTTCAACCTCTCCTTTGATACCTAAACCGTAAACTTCCCACTTAAATTTATTTGCAGTTTTATTCTTTACATTTTCGGGATTGTCAGGATCGTATGAAAGTATTTTTAATCTTTGTTCAGGTGGGCAAAAAGGATTGTCTCTGAATGTTGAATGAATTGTTATTGCTCTTGGGTGCTGAGAAAGGTCATCAATGTAGTGGTTTTGTTTTGGATTCCAGTCAATAAGTACAAAGTCACTAGTTCTTTGGTCTATTTGGTCGAATACATCTTTGCTAATAGAGTAAGGTTCATTTAACCAAGCAACGTCCTGAGTTAATCCAAACACACTTTCTTCATCAGTACCCCTAAACTCAACCCTAGTTCCATTTGAGTAAGAGTAAACCGATTCTGTTTTATTAAAGTTTCTAGGGGTGAAACGACCTGAAAGAGTTAGCCTTTTAATAAAGTCACTCATTACTGTGTCCTTACAATCTTTCTTAGTTTCACGCCAAACCGTTATTCTTTTATTTGTGTTGGCTCTAGCGTACCAATCTATACAATCAATTAAAGAATATGTTTTAGAAGACCTTGAACTACCAGTATTTATGATGTACCGATTAGCACGATTCCCTAACTCAGTTTTTAAGTTAATCGCTTCATAGTTTCTGTCAAAGACATTGGTAACATCAATTTGCACTTTGTTTAACTTTTAGTTGGTTGATTTTTGTCTAAATGCGCTTTTTTTAGCATTTTGTTTAATCTTTTGGCTTGTGAACGACATAATTGAAGTCATTATCTTTGATGTTTAAGTCCGTTTCTGTCTTTTCAATATACCCCCTGGACTTGCCTTTTGTTTTTAAGTAGAAGATAATAGCAGTTGTATCGGCATCACCAATGTTTTTATGAAGCTTTGATTCTGCGAAGTCTAATGCAATGTTAGCAATATCTTCAACCGCCTTTTTATATTGAGGGTCTTCCTCCATCCATTCGTAATGAGTTGACCTTGCTATATCAACACTCTTACAAGCGGTTGTAACGATTCCTAAGCTTTTTTCCAATGCTTGAATCATTAGCCTTTTTTTAGTGTCCGTTGTTGTAGTCTTCGCCATTGCGTTTTATTAATTTATTTAAGTTCAAATGATGCAGTTATTCTATTTTTAGAAGTTGTACTTTTTAAAACTCCTTTTGTTGTTCTTCAGTTAAATCTACAATGGTTACTGGCACTTGTTTTAATCCAGCTTCAATACAAGCCTTTAAACGCATATTACCACCTAACACGATCATATCTTTATTGACTACAATCGGTCTGATGTTTAGCATTTCGGGAAACTCTTTTATTGAGTTGACCAACTTCTCAAACTTATCATCCTTTATTAACCGAGGGTTATTAGGATTTGGTTTGATATTTTTGGTCAGCATTTTTTTTACTTCCATTGTTGATTATTTTTAAAGTCCTTGATGTAAGTATTGAATCTTTTTCTTTTTGAAAGGTCGGTTAAATACTTTCTTCTTAGGTGTATAAAACCTCCGATAACTATTACTCCAATCATAATAATGAAGGGTAATGCTATTAATGAGGCTTCTATGATTTTATCTGTTGTCATTTTACTAGCATCCATATTCGGGTGTGTGGTTTGGTTTTTGGTTTGATTTAGGCTTAGGGGGATATACAACTATGAAAGCTGAAGCATTTGCTACTCCAGTGTATTTATTTTTAAATTGTTCTCTAATTTGATTTTCGGTCATTTTAATTCAAAGTTTGTTGTTATTATTCGTTTTGTTTAGACAAGTTCAGCGTTATTTATTAAGTTCTGCCTCAATCCAATTCCTTGAGTTTACAAATGCCCTACTTTGGATTTCAAATGTGATTACTTTATTTAAAGAATCTGCGGTGTGTGAATGTGACTGCCTCCCCGTTTTCTTCGCAACCTCTCTTAAATTACTTGTGATGTATTTGTAAACCATTTCAACCCATATTACCCTGGCGAATGGTAAATCATTTTTAGTTGACCTCCCTAATAAATCCCATTCAGTACATTCAAATTTTCTGCAAACTGCTGAGAGGATCATTTCTTCAGTGATCACCTTTTTTTCTTTTAATCTAATTAGGTTTTTTTCAATATAAGATTTACTTTTGAACCTACCAGCGATATTAAAGCCTAAACAATTACCAACGCTTACTAATCTCAGCTCCCTTTCGCTTACCACATTAAAACATCTTAAATCCTCTGAGAATTGATAAATTGGGTTGTGTTTATATTTGAAAACACAAGTTACCTCGGTTGAAATTATTAATTTCTTACTATTGCTTAAATTTTGTTTTATAGAATTAGTCATTTATTTTGTAGTGTGTTTTAATGGGGTGTCTTCTTTTGATGTAATCACGTATCTTAGTTCAGTATATTTCTTAGTAAATCGCTTCTTTTCATCTTCGCTTAATCCACATTGGATAATACTTTCAAGGCCCTTAGTTGCAGTGCAAGTGTATTTCATTTTAATATCTTTCTAAACTTAAATTCAATTCTTTTGATTCTAACGGGTGCAATTCAATCCAATGATGGCAACTATGGCAAACTGCGAGAAAGTGCGTTGTATCGGTTAATAAATCGCCTATACGCCCTTTTTTATGATGTATTTGAGTTGAACCTTTTGTACACCCTTGCAATTTTGCTTGACAAATTGGATAGGTTTTTAAAAACTCAGTCCTTTTAAACTTATATTTCTGTAATTCAGTTACCATTTTTTTACTTACTTTTTTGATCGGTTTTCTGATTACCCCTTTTTCGGGGGTTTTAGATTTTAGGGTGTTAAGGTATTTTATTTTACAACTAGGTGAGCAGAATCTATCATATGATATACGTTGCTTAAATCCAATCTTACAAACTTTACAGTATTTAATCTTTATAGTACGCAACATTGTGATTATTTCTATAAGTCCCATTTAAAGCTCTTGTAATATTAGATTGATCAATATTTTTTTCTATCGCAAATTCCTTTATGCTTTTATAAACCTTGCCAGTCTTTGTACAAATTACCTTTTTACAAATTTTAGTTGAATTATGCTTCCATAAACCCGATATTTTAGCATGTTGCATATTTTCGGAAGGAGTAACCCATTCTAAATTGTCCAAATTATCATTCTTTTTATTACCATCCTTATGATTTACTTGCAATTTACCATATGGATTATATATGAAATGAATTGCAACAAGTCTACATATTCTCATATTTTTCCTAATATCCAAATTACTTAATATAACAGTATTATAACCTCTGACAATTTTAGGGCAAAGTATTTTTTCTTTGTTACGCTTATAATGTCTATTATTTGTTTTAGAGTGATTGTAATAAACTAATCTTTCGACAGATTTTACTCTACCTAAATTACTAATTTCGTATAAACCCTCAAATCCTTTAATTTTTTCCCATTTTTCCATATTACAAATATACACAATAGTATTTACTTATTATGTGTATTTTAGTTTTTATCTCAATGATTTGTTTTGGCATACTCTATAAGTGTTTTGATTTAAAATGGGCATTCTTGTTTTTCTATTTTAATGATGTGATTTCTTAATTTTATCAATGAATAAAACTTGCCTTTTATGTTATATCCTATACTGCCATTGTTAAATACTTTTTTAATCATTCGACCCGTTTTGATATTGATACATTTTTTACAAGTAGTAAACTGATACTCATTTGCAAAATCAATGCAATATTTAGTAGT